GTCTTCACGCTTGTTGAAACCTTCACGAACGTGGATATCGGAAAGAGCGATAAACATCCCGGTATCGGTGCGCTTAATTACACCGGCCTTGGTCATTTGCTTGAATGAGTTAGCCATTAGAGAGTGACCTCATTATTCAGGGAAATGAAGACACGAGGCAGCTCACGCAGTTCTCGCTGAGCTTCCAGCAGGTGCATGTTGGTAGGCGTTTTGGTGTGGCGCTCTTCGATGCGGTCGCACTCTTTGGCCCAGCTGGCAACATCCTCACGCAGGATGGCGTTCTGCTCAGCCAGTTCCTTACGCTGCGCCAACGCTTCACAGAGCGCGACGCTGGTAACATCAAGGCGTGTAGCCAGTTCGTTAACCATCCAGCCGTAAGCGGCAGGGAGGAGAGGGGCTGCCTTACGAGCTGCGTCGATAAGCTGCTCTCTGGTCATGCGTGGTTGTAGCTCGGTGACGTTCTGTGTGTTCGTCATGGATAGTTTCTCCGTGTTATAAGCGCTCTGCACAGCGCTGATTTTTGGTTGCACGAATCCCTCGCCAGATGGCGACAAAAAATAAAAGGGTTTCGTTTTAGTAAGCACCCGAACTCTGGTACTTAGTGAAACGGGCGGCTGCAACCGCCTGTTAGCTTCTCCACAATTGGGAGCGCGTTCTCCTGAGTTGATTTAACGACTGCGGCCTCTCAAGGACTTTCTGAACGCGCTCTCAGTTGTGAAAAAAAATGCGGTGGTCAGCAAGGAAAATAAACAAAGCACTGCCACCGCCAAGACTACACACAGCCATCATTACAAGTTACAGGGTTAGAGGTTGTGGTGGTGGTGCCTCCACCTGCCGGTTAAGCCATTACCAGCGACGTCACACTATCAAGAGCGCATTCATTAAAAAGTTGAATGGTTTGGCTTCGTCACGTGCGCATAGCCGCATTACCACAACGGAAAGAGCACTGCCTGAGATGGATATTCGCGCCCAGGTGTGAAACGCAAACATCAGTGCTCTTACCTGTTGCATCCTCGTCTCTTCCGAGGTGTCACACCTAATCGCCACGCTGGTGAAACGCTTCTGGCTGTCGTACGCGCCTGGCTTGCACATTCCGGCTACCCGCTGGATCTGGATATGTCTTGCAAGGAATCCCCGGACCGCTGCGGCACATGTGCCATATACCGTACTGCTTACTACCACACCGGCGCAGGTAACTGTCTGTACCTCTGGTGTGATTTAAATGTAGGATATCTTACTTGGTTGTGTCAACACAAAAGGTAGGAAAACTTACATGAAAGATGAAAAAAAACCGACACGAATGTCGGCCTTTTATGTGGACGGAGTTCAGAGGTCGGTAACCACTTGTTTTACTACACCAACTATTTTGCAGTTACCATTTACTTCCATTACACGATAGTTAGGGTTAAGCGGTACGAGATATTTTAATGGTCCATCAATAACAAATTTTTTGAGAGTCGCTTCGGCCGAACCAACAATCTGGGCAACAACAATTTTCCCATTCACTTCTTGCGGGCTCCCATAATCTGGATCAACTACAACAAATGAGCCTTCAGGAATACTTGGTGCTCCATTCGGGTTTGTCATTGAATCGCCGCGGACTCGCAGCGCAAAACCTTCATCAGATAAGCTGGCAGTGGTAAATATCCACTCGGAGATATCATCTTCTGTGATAGGAGCTCCACTCTCAGTCCATTCGCCAGCTTGTACCCAAGAAAGGATAGGAATTTTCTTTACACCAAACTTCTCAGTCGGTTTATAAACAACCTCGTCACAATCTGCATCACCATGACCAGTAATAATCCATTGAGGGTTAGTTTTTAAGGCAGCCGCCAGCCCCTGTAGATTAGATCCACCAGGTTCATAATCACCAGACTCCCATCCTGTAACAGTAACTCGGTTTACGCCTACTAGTTTGGCGAGAACGGCTTGGGTGAGCTTCAGCTCTTTACGTCTTGCGCGGATGCGTTCATTCATTTTCATGTAGGCAATCCTACCACTTTATGATGTAGGAATCCTTGACCTCTTAATGTAAGATATCCTACTATCATGATGTGTGTTTCCCTTACATTTGAGGCAAAAATGAAAAAAGATGATGTGGTTTCTTACTTCGGCAGCGTGGGGAACGTAGCGAAGGCATTAGGAATTTCCCATGCATCGGTATCAGGCTGGGGTGAAGTAATCCCAAAAGGCAGAGCATTTGAAATTCAGGCGTTGACATCTGAAAAGCTGAAAGTTGATCCATCCCTTTACGCAAAGCCTAATCAAAACGCTGCTTAATTTTAACTACCAAAGGAAAATCAACATGGTAGAGCCAAGCCGGAAAGAAGTAGTGAAAGCGATGTGCAAAGCGTACCCAGGAGGCCGTGAGGCGATGGCTGGTGCTCTTGGCATGTCAGTTACTCAGTTCAACAACAACCTGTATGAGAAGAACGGCTGCCGGTTCTTCGAAGTAAATGAGCTGGAAGCGATGGAAGACATTTCAAACACGTCTCTCCTGGCTGATTACTTTGCGCGCCGCCGTGGTGCTTTGCTGGTGGACGCTCCACAACTTGAAGACCTTGACCGCGTCGATCTGTTTACCCGGGCGATGAGAACTGCGGCCGCGCGTGGGCAGGTTGATCAGATTATCCAGAAGGCCCTGGAAGACGGAGTGATTGAACCGCATGAAGCAGAAGAAATTCATGAGCATCACCGCCGTCACCTGGCTGCGCGTGAAGAGGAAATACGCGCAATTGTTGCGCTGTTTAGCAGGAAGAAAAACTCAAAAAAGTGACGCCAGCGGGCGTGCAGGCCCCTGGCGTCTTGGCGTGTCGTATTCAGTGGAGAAACTAACGCATGAACAGTTTAAACCGATTAAGACCAGCTAAGCAATTCCGATGCCTTCCGCTGGTGGGGAAAGACTCCCCGTTCGGCTATGTGGAGAGATTAAACGACCAGGGTGAAGTGAACAACTACCATCCTGACAGAGCGATGGTAGAGGCATTTTCTCTGATGAACGAGAAGGGGCGTGAAGAATGGCTGAAGTTGACCGGCGGTTCAAAGACCACAGAGGTATCACAGTCCACGTCATCAGATGGGAGCCCGAGACTCGACGCGTTATATACCTTCGCGAAGGGTACGATCATGAGTGCTTCCACCCTCTTGAACAATTCCAGCGTAAGTTTACAGAGTTAAAGGATTGCCATGAGCCTGTTAATGCCATCCCGGCCGATAGTGATTAACCCTGACCTTGCATTCAGCATTGGCCTGAACGAAGCCATTGCGTTGCAGCAGGTTAACTACTGGCTGAAAGAAACCACCTCCGGCCTGGAGCGTGACGGCGTGCGCTGGATTTACAACACCAATGAGCAATGGCTGGAGCAGTTCCCGTTCTGGTCAGAGTCGACTTTAAAGCGCACGTTCACCCGCCTGAAGACACTTGGTGTGCTCAAAATTGAGCAACTGAATAAGTCTCAGCGCGACATGACGAACTACTACACGATCAACTATGAGAGCGAGCTTTTAGATGAGGTCAAAGTGACCAAATCGAAGAGTTCAAAATGCACTCTTCCATCAGGTCAAAATGAACCGATGGAAGGGGTCAAAGTGGGACGCTCCATCAGTTCAAAACGAACCGCTCTCATCAGGTCAAATTGCACTGATGTTCTTACAGAGAATACAACAGAGAATACTACAGAGAATAAAACCCCTTCTTGTCCGGTTGCGCCGCAACCGAACCGAGATGTGTTGATAACCGATCAAGCTAAACAGGTTTTGGTTCATCTGAACCAGGTGACTAACTCAAAGTACCAGGTTTCTACAACCTCTCTGCAAAACATCCGTGCCCGTATCGGAGAAGGGTTCACAGTTGATGATCTGTCCCTCGTGGTGGATTACTGCAACGCGAAGTGGGGTGATGATCTGAAAATGTCTGACTACCTCCGCCCGCAAACTCTGTTCCAGCCATCGAAGTTCCCGAGCTATCTGAAATCCGCGAACAACTGGGCTAAAGCTGGGCGGCCAGCATGTATTGACGGCAAATGGGCTCGCGAAGACGGAATATTCAAATCCAGCTTTGCGAACACTGATTATGGCACCATTCCACCGGGGTTCAGGGGGTAACGATGAGCCTGATGAAAACGCTTGAGATGTTCATTGCCGCTAACCCTGGGTTAACCAGCCGCGATATTGCAGAACAGTTTGCTGATTTCAATGTGGAGTCTGTACAGCGTGCTGTATGCCGCCTTCACGATCTGAACTTCCTGACACGTGAATTTAAGGGAAAAGAGTGCCGCTACTACGCGGTGAATTCCGAAGTGGTAGCCAGCGCCAACAAGCAGCCGGTGGATAAGGGCCTTGATGATCTTGTGAAACGTGCAGAGGAACTTCAGAACGGCGGCCTTTACCGCCGCGCTGCAACCCTCTGGATGGATATTTTCAAACGTTCAAAGGTAATGACCCTGCGGGAACGCAGCCTGAAGCAGCGCCAGCAGTGCCTGAAAAAAGTGAAGCAGGCAAAGAGCCAGAGTGACTGGTATCTGGCTGGCCAGTTTAACGGGGGCCACTGATGAAATACTCACTGATTTATGCTGATCCTGCCTGGGAATACGGGAACACCATCAGCAACGGCGCAGCTACCAACCACTACGGAACTATGAAGCTCATCGACATGAAGCGCCTGCCTGTATGGGAGCTGGCCGCTGATGATGCCGTTCTGGCTATGTGGTTCACCGGTACGCATACCCGCGAAGCCATCGAACTGGCAGAAGCCTGGGGCTTTAAGGTTCGAACCATGAAGGGCTTCACCTGGGTGAAGTTAAACCAGCTTGCAGAGCAACACATCAACAAAGCGCTTCAGGCTGGTGGAGTGGAGAACTTTTACGACTTCCTCGACTTGCTAAATGCGCAGACCCGCATGAATGGTGGTAACTACACTCGCGCCAATACCGAAGACATGTTGATCGCCACCAGAGGGAACGGACTTGAGCGCAAGAGCGCCAGTGTGAAACAGGTTATCTACAGCCCACTTGGTGAACATAGCGAGAAGCCAGCCGATGCGCGTTTCCGTCTGGAAAAACTTTACGGTGATGTGCCACGCATTGAGCTATTCAGCCGGTGCGGTGCGACTGGCTGGGACCACTGGGGAAATCAGGCCGACTCTGCTGCTGTTGAACTGATCCCCGGTGCTGCGGTTCCGGTTATTAAACCTCAGGAGCGTGCCGCATGAACCAAGCAACTGAGAACGCAATTCAGGCTGAAGCAAAGCGCTGTAGCGATGCAATTAAATCGGCCCTGAAGGTTAAGCCAAAGCCTAAATCCGACAGTGTGAGCAAGCCATTGCTGAGCAAGCACTACGCAAAGGTAAAACCTCTTGGTGTGTCGTTCGTGAAGTTTGTCAGTGTCATTGGACGCCTGAATGGGCGATACGGGGTGGAGTCATGATCGAATTAACGCCGCGTCAAAGCGAAGTGCTGGAAGCTATCAAAGTTCATATCGAAAAGGTCGGGTTCCCGCCAACATTGGTTGAGCTTGCTGGCCTGATTGGTTGCTCATCACAGAACGCAGCTGCCGAGCATGTGAAGGCACTCAAGAAAAAAGGCTACATCACAACAGCCAGTGGTGTTGCCAGAGGTATCTCGTTAACCGAGGCAAAGCCGAAGCTAATGCCGATCGGATTAAATGACCAGGTAAAAATCAAACTGTTTGAACCCGGCATTGAACATCTAAAGCGCCATTATCAGGACTTAAATATCCCCTATGAGGAGCCAAAGTTAGACGTGGATGGTTATGCCACGATGACGCTCTGGAACGTAATGAGCACATTTGGGGAAGTTCTTTATAACGGCGCACCTCATGCATTCGAACTGGCGATTGATCTGGAGGCCAAATGAAACTGGTTCTCCCGTTCCCACCGAGCGTAAACACATACTGGCGTGCTCCGAATAGCGGCCCACTAAAAGGTCGCCATCTCATCAGCGCAAAGGGAAGGGCATACCAGAGCGCTGCTTGTGCGGCGATTATTGAACAATTGCGCCGCCTGCCCAAACCATCCTCATCACCAGCAGCGGTTGAGATTGTTCTCTATCCACCAGATGCCCGCCGCCGTGATATCGACAATTACAACAAGGCGCTTTTTGACGCACTGACACATGCTGGCATCTGGGAGGATGACAGTCAGGTTAAACGAATGCTGGTGGAGTGGGCCCCGCAGGTACCTGGCGGGAAGGTTGAAATAACGATCACCGAACATAAACCTCTGGCGGGTGCAGCCGCCTGATAAGTGGAGAATAGCGTGAATCAGACGAATATCACCGTAATGTGCCCGAGTCACCATGCTGTTGCTGCCGGACATCAGATCACGATGTCCAGCCGTGAGATTGCGAAACTTGTCGACTCGCGGCACAGCAACGTATGCATAGCCATTGAACGCCTGATGAATTCTGGTGTTATTGGGGGGTATGCTGCAATGCAGTACACCCATCCGCAGAACCAGCAGGTATACCACTACTACGAAGTTAACAAGCGAGATAGCTATGTGATCGTTGCGCAGTTATGCCCGGAGTTTACTGCCCGTCTTGTTGACCGCTGGCAGGAACTGGAAAGTGGTGGAGGAATGGCGGTGCCTCAGACCTTGCCCGAGGCACTTCGTCTTGCAGCTGACCTGGCAGAGCAGAAACAACGCCTAAGTGATGAACTGGCCATAGCGGCCCCGAAAGCTGAATTTGTGGATCGTTATGTTAAGGCCACCGGCTCAATGACGTTCCGGCAGGTTGCTAAGTTGCTCAATGCCAAAGAGCCAGAGTTTGCGTTGTTCCTCATTGAGAAAGGCATCATGTACCGGTTAAACCGTGTGCTTACCCCAATGAGCAAACACATCGAAGCAGGGCGATTTGAAGTTAAGACCGGCACGACTAATCAGACAAACTATGCCTTCAACCAGTCCCGGTTCACTGCGAAGGGTGTGCGCTGGATTGGTGGCCTGTGGGCTGAACATATCTCTAAGGGGCAAATGGCGTGAGAGCGATACTTACACCTGAAGTTGCACCAATCTCCGGGGTGGTTCTGTTTCGCCCTGGCAACGAGCTGCTCTGGCTGTTTCGACATGGAAGGGTGGTTATTGAGACGCCATCAGAAGCAATCCAGCATTTGCCATCAGGCCTTATCCCTGAAGCAGATCAACCGCTGGCAGACGATGCCAGTATGCAGGCAATTTTTGAGAACGAGAGGGTTATTCAGCGTGCTGGTGGCCTGAATGGTCTTGATAGCTGGCTGGAGCGAAAGTTTGAATGCCAGTGGGAACATAACGACTGGCACTCCAGTGACTTCACTGTTATGCGTCACGCACCCGGCAGCATCCGTCTTTGCTGGGGTTGTGATAATCAATTACGTGAGCAAACCACTGAAAGGCTGGCGGGAATTGCCAGACAGAACCTGGTACAATGGCTACTCGAAAGGGTGAATATTGAGTTGGGTTTTAACTCTTACCATACCCTGACACTTCCAGAGTTCTGCTGGTGGATGGTACGAAATGATCTGGCTGACCTTATTCCTGAATCGGTAGCGACTAAAGCCCTCAGGATGAAGCCTGAATCGTTCAGTTCAGTAATGCGGGAAAGCGATATCACCCCATCATTACCGGCAACTGAAATCCTCCAGGAGAAAGCAAAGAAGATTGTGGCTGTGAAGGTTGACCCCGAAACACCAGAGTCTTTTATGCTGAGGCCAAAGCGCCGCCGCTGGGTGAATGAGAAGTACACCCGCTGGGTAAAGTCACAGCAGTGCAGTTGCTGTAATAACCCGGCAGACGACCCCCACCACCTGATTGGCCACGGGCAGGGTGGAATGGGTACAAAAGCGCACGACCTGTTTGTGATACCGCTGTGCAGAGCGCATCACGATGAGTTGCACGCTGATCCTGTGGCATTTGAAGCGAAGCACGGCGACCAGTTGACGCTGTTGTTTCGGGTTTTAGATCGTGCGCTGGCAATCGGCGTACTGGCGTAAGTGGAGACGCTCATGAATATTGAATCACTACCAAAATTCTATTCACCTAAATCACCAAAACTTAGTGATGACAGCCCTGCAACAAGCAGCGATGCATTGACGGTCACCGATGTAATGGCTGCACAGGGAATGTCACAAAGGCGAGCATCATTCGGCTTTTCTGCTTTTCTTGGAAAGCTGGGCATCAGCAATAATGACAGGGAGAGAGCGATCGAGCTTCTCTCTGAGTACGCCATGACAAAATGCGATAACGTTCCTGCGTTGCGTAAACTGGAAGCAGGTACAAAACCGCTGGTAATTCGACAGTTGGCTACCTTCGCTTTTGAAGATTACTCGCGTAGCGCCGCCAGCACGAAAAAGTGTGATTGTTGCGATGGTGAGGGGTTCATTGAGGTCGATGTTTTCAGCATGAAAACTTACACCCCGTCTTGTGCAAAAGAGATCGTCAAAAAATCAAAAGAGTGGGGGCTGAAGGTTTATCCATCTCAGTACCAGAACAGACGAGAAGTAAAAGAGGTAGCCCGCGTTCTCTGTCATCACTGCAAAGGAAAGAAGGTGGTCAGTTGCGCCTGCAATGACTGCCACGGGCGCGGTAAAGCGGTGAATCAGGAGCTGTCAGAGAAACAGGGTGTGCCAGTTCTTGCTGACTGTAAACGCTGTGGTGGGCGTGGTTATGAACGCATACCATCGACAGTTGCACATTCAGCTGTTTGCCAAATCACTGATGCTATCAGTCTCGATACCTGGAAGAAGTCAGTGAAACCATTCTATGACCAACTGATCATCAAATTTGATATTGAAGAGGCTTGGGCAGATTCACAACTTAAAGCAATAACAAGATAGTGTTTTAAAAAATAGACTGCGATTTTATCGATAGCTATTTACTTTTCCCGAATCTGTGTTAATTTCTATCTAACGATGGGCTTTGTATGTCCACGGTTAGAAAGAAAATATAAAAAACCTCGCTACGGCGGGGTTTTGTTGTTTCTAAGGGCTGCCTACGGGCGGCCTTTTTTATTTTCCCCAACACAGCACCCGCAAACAGCGAGGTGAGAGACGATGAAAATGCATAACGATCCCCACTCCTGGACGGAGTTTATCGAACTGCTCCACAGCTGGTGGCGCGGTGAAACGCCGATGGGTGCCGTATTGCTATCGGTAGTTATGGCTGCCATGAGGATCGCCTACGGCGGTGGCGGCTGGAAAAAAATGATTCTGGAGGGTTCCATTTGTGGAGCGCTAACTCTTACAGCTGTATCAGCTCTTGATTACTTTAACCTTCCGCAGTCTCTGTCAATTGCAATCGGTGGAGCGCTGGGCTTTGTTGGTGTTGAACAGGTTAAAGCTGTAGCTGGCAGGGTGTTTAGTTCTCGATTCGGAGGTGGTGATGCAAACCAGTGAAAAAGGGATTGCCCTGATCAAAGAGTTCGAAGGTTGCAAACTCGCCGCCTACCAGGACAGCGTAGGCGTCTGGACGATCGGCTATGGATGGACTCAGCCTGTAGATGGGAAACAAATCCGCGCCGGAATGACCATTAAACCGGAGACGGCAGAACGCCTGCTGAAAACCGGCCTGGTAAGCTATGAAAGTGATGTTTCTCGCCTGGTTAAAGTCGGGCTGACTCAGGAGCAATTCGATGCCCTGGTGTCGTTCACGTATAACCTCGGCTCTCGCTCATTGTCGACTTCGACACTGCTGCGGAAACTCAACGCCGGTGATTACGCTGGTGCTGCTGAAGAGTTCATGAGCTGGAATAAAGCTGGTGGCAAAGCCCTGAAAGGGCTGACCCGGCGGCGTGAGGCGGAGCGTGCTCTGTTCCTGTCGTGATTACCTTTGCTGATATCAAAGCTGCATGGCGCACGATAGCGCTGGCGGTTGTGATTATCGTCGTTGCCGTGCTGTGTGTCCTGCTGGCAAATAGCCGATCTGATGTCGCTACGTTGCAGAGTGATAATGACGTTCTGCGAAATGACAACACTTTGCAGGGGACGGTTATCGCAACACAGGCTCTTAACTTTAACCGTTATAACCAGGTAGCCGAAAACGCCAGCCGTAACAATTCACTGATTGATGCCAGCACCGATAACACCGTTATCGAATACCGGGAGATTCTCCGCCGTGAAAAAACCTGTGATCTGCCTGTTCCTGCTGATGTTGCTGGCGGGTTGCTCGAATACGCGAACCGTTTACGTGCCAGCGCAATGCACCCCGATACCAGCAACGCTGACGCAGCCAATGATAGTACCGCTGCCGCCGGCTCAATAACGTACTGCCAGGCTGTGCTCTGGATTAAGCCGCTGCTGGCCGTGATTGAGAAGGGCAACAATAACCTGACTGGTATACGGCAGATTGAAAAAGAGCGCCAGTGAGCTTTAAAAAAGCGTGGCAGGCAAACTGCCAGAAGGAGAACGCTGAATTGAAGTAGCAAAACGGTAAGACCGCAGCCGAAAGGTAATGCAGCAGTCATGATGCTGCCCTGAGTCGCCAGTGTGCGAGCCTGTTTAGTGATGGGTCAAGGTTTCTATATCAAAACAAGCTCCGGTAAAGCAGCGCGAACGCCATACGCGCACCGGTTATCAGTGGCGCATAAGCGACAGAGACTTAAGGGCATGAGCGAGGCCACTGCGAGAGTGTGGTGAAGTGCTTTGGGATTGGATGAATGCGCAGGCTGATGCGTAGCGCGTGGACGTGAAGCGAAGCAAGTCGTGCCGTTGGTTCCCAGCTAAGCGCCAACGGAATGCCGGAGATCAGTACCGGCCATCTAATCCCAAAGCATTTCTCCTGCATAATCGCGGAAATAATGGTTATCCCCTTAAAGGGATAAAGCGATAAATATCCCTTTAAGGGGATAAGACAACCAAGTAACGAATCAGAGGATAAATAATGTCTGAAATTACTGTTACGCCTGCACAGCAGATTCGTTTAAACCTGCTGGCAACCGTGGGCTACGATACTGCCGCAGCAGAAGACGCTATTAACTTCGTTGATGATGATCCGCTGAAGTATCAAATGTTCATTAACCAGTTCAGCCGGGTAACCTCTGAAAGTGGTGTGGTGGCCAGAACGACGAAAGCCATCAAAGAGTCGGAACAAGCACTTTTACTGTTTAGTGGTTCAGGAAGCTGATCAGCAGTGATTTCAGACTGGCCTCGCTAATGCGGGGCTTTTTTATGCGCTTCGCACGCGCACATCGAAGAGAGTCTTTCAGTAGTGAGCCTGGGTGATGCCGTTAGGTTGCGTTTACCTCTCGGGCGGAATTGCCGTGCGGCAGGCTCACGTCTAAAAGGAAACGCACATGAAAAGTCTTGAAATTAAATATGAGGATGGGAAATTCGTACACCTCATTGTTGATGGCGTTCTGGTTGAAGGTTTAACCGCGATCAGTTTTAGCCATGTAGTAGGAGAAAACCTCCCCACTTTGTCAGTAACAACTCAAATGACTGGCAAAATAATGCTATCTCCTTCTCCTGAGGTGGCTATCAATTTAAGCGGCAATCCAGAACTTCTGAAAAATAAAATTCAAGAAGTGGTTGAGGCCAATTCTGGGAAAATCATGCGCGATATCGCTGAAAGACGTTGAGGCACCACGATGAATGTTGATATTGATGGTGTTAAATATGTCCCAGCAGCTTCAGCCAGCAGTAAGATCGGAATAGCCATCACTACCCATAACAGGCCTGAAGTGCTTAAACGCACCATTGAACAGCACATCAAACATCTCCCGTCTGGTGCGTTAGTGGTTGTAATAGACGATGGCTCTAAGCCAGCTGCGGCAGTTTCTGATGGGGTTACGCTGGTACGTCACGATCAATCACGCGGTATTGTCGCTTCGAAGAATGCCAGCCTTACCGTGCTGGTGGACGCCGGGTGTGAGCATCTCTTCCTGTGGGACGATGATGCATGGCCAATTGCCGATAACTGGCATCTTCCCTACATCGAATCACCAGAGCCCCATCTGGCTTATCAGTTTCTTGACCTTGCTGGCCCACGAAAGATTAACGATATGACCGTCCTGTATAGGGATGATAAGCATATCGCTTACACCGGGCAGCGCGGCGTAATGCTTTACTACCACCGAAGCACCATCGATAAAGTTGGTGGGTTTGATCCGGTGTACGGTCGTGGCATGTACGAGCATCCAGATCTGGCACTACGCATTCATAACGCGGGTTTAACGTCCTGGGCGTTTGCTGATGTTGTTGGCTCTGAAAAGCTCATTCACTCAATGGACGAATACGAGGAAGGCGCACGCAGCATACCAAGGCCTGAACGCGAAGCGCTCGATAAGAAGAACGCTGTTATTTACGGGAATCGCCGGGATTCAGGGTATACCGGCTATGCCGAATATCGCTCACAGCGTGACGTGGTTATCACTACGCTGCTGACCAGCCAGCCAGACCCGCAGCGCGGTATCAAAATGGTGGCATCACCTGAAATGCTGGCTAAATGGGCTGCATCTCTCCGGCAGTGTGGACGTATTGCGCTGGTGGATAATCTCCAGACGGCCCCGGCAGACGTTGAGCTTTACCACGTCCCTGACGTGAAGATGAATGTCTACTTCCGGCGCTGGCTGCATATCTGGCAGCATCTTCGCGATCATCCTGAATACCGGTTTGTCTGGTGTACCGATGGTACCGATGTCGAAATGCTTCGCGCCCCATGGGATGAAATGCAGTCTGGTAAGGTTTATGTCGGTTCAGAACCGAAGACATACGCCGACACCTGGGCAAAGCAGAATCATCCTGAAAGGATTTATCAGGAGTTCCTCGAAGCGCACCGTAACGATGTGATGCTTAATGCTGGTCTGTTGGGCGGCACCCGTAATGATGTAATGGCGTTCGCTCACGGCATCATTCGTCTTTACTACCGGATCGAGAGTTATCGCTTCTGGAAGAAAGAGCAGCCCGCAGCCGCGGTAGGCGACATGCTTGCGTTTGGCATTGTCGCGAAATCTTTCGGCGATCGGATAGTAACCGGCCCTCGTATCCACACCGTGTTCAAGTCTGAAGGTGTTGGTAAGGAGTACGCCTTTTGGAAACACAAGTGAAGTTTGTTGTGGTTGGCCATCATAAGCGCATTGATGCGGCAAAGGGATTATGCGGCATACTCGATGCTCACATGCTCATTGACTACGAAGACCATGGTGCGAACTGGAACCATCGACGCGCACTTGAGTGGGCAAACGAGCAAGGCTGCCACGTTGTTGTGTTAGAGGATGATGCTCTACCAGTGGAAGGATTTATCTCTTCTGTTTACGACTGGATAGAGCGTTACCCCGATTCACTTATCAGCTTCTATCTCGGTACCGGAAGGCCACCTCAGTATCAGCTTGAGATTGCATCGAAGCTTATAGCTGCTGATAAGTCTCGGGCAGAATTCATCATGCTCACACGATTGATACACGGCGTCTGCTACTGTGTCCCACCAAAGCATATCCAGAAAGTGTTGGATAAATGGAGCCATAGTAAAGCTGCTGATTATGCCGTGGGTGATGCGCACGGCGGACCAGTGATCTACCCGTGTTATTCATTGGTTGATCATGCTGATGGGCAGCCGGTTGAACCTGCGCGAGATAAGCAGCCAAGAACAGAACGCCGCAAAGCATGGAGGTTGTATGGGTAAGCTAAAGACTCTACGCCCTAGGCTGAAGGCCATCGATACCCGGCGTATTAAGCCTGTCTATGGCGAGAACCGCCGAGTAAGCGGGAGTGCAAGGGTAGGCCTTAAGCGAAGGATTTATGTCCGTGATGGTGGGCACTGCTGCATGTGTGGTCGAGTCGTTGACCTGCATGATAGCGAACTTGATCACCGTATAGCTTTACAGTTTGGTGGTGATAACGAGACTAGTAACCTATGGACACTCTGTCTGGAGTGCCACGCAGGGAAGTCAGCTCGTGAGGTAGCAACTGCTCAACCTGACGTTGAGGCGATGAAGTATCAGGTGCCAACTGGTGACGGACACACCAACATCATCGTGATGTAACGCAAATGAGAATCGATATCGATGCGGCCTCAATATAGTTGCATTTTGAATCATTTTGAATGTGAATGATATCAATTCTCATCAACCCCGGGGGGGGTATGGTTGGGTGTCAACGCCGATCGCGCTGGACACCGCGCCCCCTCTCACGCACAGAAAAAATTCCCTTTTGGAGGTTGTTAACGTGTTAACAGGACAAAAGCGCAAATTCGCACAGGCGCTGATGTCCGGTTCATCCCAGGCTGAAGCAGCCCGTAAGGCCGGTTATTCCGAGAAAACCGCAAGGTCACAGGGTTCCCGGCTGGCAAAAGACCCGGATATCATCGCGTTTATCAATAAACAACGTGGTACCGATCCATATGATGTACCGATCCGGGATGAAGGCACTTCACCACCTCCAGTAGTTAACAGTACGGTCAAAGCCTTTGAGGACCCGCTCGAATTTCTCAAGTCGGTTATGAATGATGTGAATGAGGAAATTGACACCCGTAAAGATGCAGCCAAAGCAATGCTGCCTTATCTGCATCCTAAGAAAGGTGAGGGTGGTAAAAAAGATGCTCGCCATGCCGCAGCGAAGGTTGCGGCAACCGTCAGTAAATTTGGTGCGATGGCACCTCCAAAGCTTGTCGTCAACAATAAGGGGTAAAGCATGACTCAGTGGTCTACCGCCTGCCTCGATTGGGAACGGCGACTTATTGCTGGTGAGTCAATCATCCCACCACCAATTTTTCCTGATCAGGCTGAGCAGGCATTGGGGATTTTTCGTGAGTTGCGTGTTTCGGATCTCCCTGGCAAGCCAACTTTTGGTGAATGCTCTGATGAATTTGTCTTTGATTTCGTGAAGGCTATTTTCGGGGGATATGACGCGGAAACAGGAAACCAGCTTATTCGTGAATATGGTTTGCTGATTTCGAAGAAAAACACTAAATCCACCATTGCTGCTGGAATTATGCTTACCGCGCTTATTCTTTGCTGGCGTGAAGATGAGGAACATCTCATTCTGGCCCCGACTAAAGAGGTTGCAGATAACAGCTTCAAACCTGCCGCTGGAATGATACGTGCTGATGATGAATTGTCAGATATGTTTCAGATTCAGGATCATATCAGGACAATTACGCACCGGGTTACACGAAATACACTCAAGGTTGTTGCAGCAGATACCGATACGGTTTCTGGTAAAAAATCAGGTCGTATTCTGGTGGACGAATTATGGCTGTTCGGTAAGCGTGCTAACGCTGAAGCAATGTTTATGGAGGCGCTTGGCGGGCAGGTATCACGTAATGAAGGTTGGGTTATCTTTCTGACCACGCAGAGCGACGAGCCTCCGGCTGGGGTTTTCAAAGAACGACTGGATTACTGGCGTGATGTCAGGGACGGTAAAATTACTGACCAAAAAACGCTGGGCATCCTGTACGAATTCCCCGAAGAAATGGTTGAGAAAAAGGCCTACCTCGATCCGGAAAATTTCTACATAACAAATCCAAATATTGGTCGTTCAGTCAGCGCTGAGTGGATAGCAGATCAGCTTCGTAAAAACCAGGCAAAAACAGATGGAACTCTTCAGCAGTTTCTGGCCAAACACCTGAATATCGAAATTGGCCTTAACCTCAGGACCGACCGATGGGCTGGTGTTGATTTCTGGGAACCGCAAATCAGGCCTGTGACCTTCATTGATATTCTTCAACGAGCCGAGGTTGCTACAGTTGGCATAGACGGTGGGGGACTTGATGACCTTCTTGGGCTTTACATTATCGGTCGTGACAAAGAAACACGTGAATGGATAGGATGGGGCCATGCATGGGCTCATGAAATAGCTGTTCGTCGCCGAAAAAGCGAAGAATCCCGTTTCAATGATTTTGTTAAAGCCGGTGACCTGACTATCGTTAAGCGTGTAGGTCAGGATACAGAGGAAGTTGCTGAATATGTAAGCCGCATCAATGATGCAGAACTGCTGGATAAAATTGGTATTGACCCTTCTGGAGTAGGCCAGATCCTTGATGCTCTTGTTGAAGCTGAAATACCGGAAGATTCAGTGGTTGGTGTAAGCCAGGGCTGGCGGCTTGGTGGCGCGATAAAGACCACCGAACGAAAACTTGCTGAGGGTGTACTCATCCACGGCGGGCAGCCGCTAATGGCCTGGTGTGTTGGCAATGCCAGGGTTGAACCTAAGGGTAACGCAATCCTCATCACCAAACAGGCCAGCGGGAAGGGAAAAATTGACCCACTCATGGCCCTGTTCAATGCCGTTTCGCTAATGGCTCTTAATCCCGAAGCGAAGAAAAAAGATTACCAGGTATTTTTCATATAAATCACACGTCAGTTAATGACCCGCTACGGCGGGTTTTTTCGTTTCTGGAGGACAGTAAATGAAGCTTGACCGCGCATGTACGATCATGACGGTGAAAGCGGTGGATGAGGACAAGCGGATAATCACCGGCATTGCTTCCACACCATCACCTGACCGTGACGGCGACATTATGGACCCTGACGGTGCGAAGTTTGGCAGTGAAAACCCCTTTCTCTGGCAGCACGACAGAACCCAGCCGATCGGGAACTGTGCTGCAAAGAAAGTGCAAGAGGGTCTTCAGATCACAGCTCAGCTCGTGAAGCCAACACCGGACATGCCATCGCAACTGGTGGCCAGGCTTGAAGAAGCATGGGCATCAATAAAATCAGGCCTCGTAAAAGGCCTGTCCATCGGCTTCAAGCCAATTAAATACGCGTATCTCGACTCTGGTGGCATCCATTTTCTTGAATGGGAACTGCTTGAAGTCTCTGCAGTAACGATCCCGGCTAACGCCGAGTGTTCAATCCAAACCGTTAAATCCTTTGACCGCCAGTTACTCGCCGCGATCGGCAATGAGAACCCGGTGGTTAAAACCATAAATCCTGCTGGCGCTTCAGCACCGAATAAATCTTCTCAAAAAGGAAAACCAACGATGAATATCGCTGAACAAATCAAAAGTTTTGAAAATAAGCGTGCAGCGCTGGCAGCTTCACAAAGTGAAATTATGAGTAAGGCCTTCGACGAAGGTCGTACCCTGGATGGTGAAGAAACTGAAAGCTATGACAATGTTTCTTCTGAAATAAAATCTGTAGACGAACATCTGAAACGTCTGCGTGACATGGAAGCCAGTATCGCATCTACAGCAAAACCAGTTACTAAAGCTGCCAATGGCGAAGTAACTGTTGTTAGCCAGGCCCCGGCCATCATTCGTGTTGAGCCTAAGCTGGAAAAAGGCATCGCTTTCGCTCGCTTTGCCAAATCACTCGCAGCTGGTAATGGTAGCCGCTCTGAAGCACTACAGATTGCGAAAAACCAGTATCCAGAAGACACCAAACTGCATCACGTTCTGAAGGCGGCTGTAAGTGCAGGCACTACCACAGATCCCACTTGGGCAGGTGCGCTGGTTGAATATCAGGACTATGCGCAAGACTTCGTTGAGTTCCTGAGACCTCAGACGATTATCGGTCGTTTTGGGCAGGGAAATATCCCGTCTCTTCGTCAGGTTCCATTTAACGTGCGAATTCCGGCGCAAACTTCCGGTGGTTCAGCAAACTGGGTTGGCCAGGGTAAAGCGAAACCGCTCACTAAATTCGACTTCGCTACGATCACCTTTGGTTTCTCCAAAGTGGCTTCTATCGCTGTGCTGACTGAAGAGCTGATCCGCTTCTCAAATCCTTCTGCTGATGCCCTGGTGCGTAATGCCCTGGCTGAAGCTGTAATCGCGCGACTGGACACAGACTTCATTGACCCTGCTAAAGCGGCGGTTGCTGATGTGTCTCCGGCCTCCATCACTAACGGAATTACTGCTACCCCTTCAACTGGTGACCCGGATGCTGATGCATCTGCTGCATTCGGCCAGTTCATCACAAACAACCTGCAACCAAATGGCGCAGTCTGGCTGATGTCCAGCACTACGGCACTTACTCTGTCTATGCGTAAAAACGCGCTTGGGCAGAAAGAATACCCGGATATGACCATGCTTGGCGGTACATTCCAGGGGCTGCCAGTTATCGTTTCTCAGTACGTTGGTAATCAGCTGGTACTGGTTAATGCGCCTGATGTGTACTTGGCAGACGATGGCGGTGTTGCGGTTGATATGTCTCGTGAAGCGTCTCTGGAAATGCAGAGTGCGCCGACCCATGACAGCACGACGCCAACTCCTGTCGAACTGGTATCCATGTTCCAGACGAACAGCGTGGCTATCCGAGCTGAACGCTGGATCAACTGGAAACGCCGCCGCGATGCAGCCGTAGCAGTTATCTCTGGTGTTGATTACAGCAGTGGCTCTACAAGCTAAAAGGAGGGCGGGGGAAACCCCGCCATTTCAGATGGCAAAGATCAGATACCTTCAGCGTACACATGACTCATTGCCAGGTGATGAGAAAATTGTGAATGACCAGTGCGCAAAGGTGCTGGTTCTGCTGAAAAAAGCGGAATACGTAACCAGCAAAAAAGCAGGTGTGCGTAAAAACAAAAAAGAAAACGCGGAGAATGGCTGATGTGGAACCTTTTTAGACGGAAAGAGAAAGCATTACAGCAACCTTCATCTAGCGTCTGGACCCCGATTTTTTCTTTTGTCAGAGAGTCTTTCTCCGGTGCCTGGCAGCGTAACATGGAGATAAAAAATGAAACCGTTCTGTCTTACCCAGCGGTGTTCTCCTGTATTACTCTCATTGCCAGCGACATTTCAAAAATGTCTCCTTCAATTCAGGCAAAAGACTCAAATGATATCTGGAAAGATATTTCTGATAGTAAGTTTGATAATTTAATAAACAAACCTAACCAGTTTCAAAACACTATTCAGTTCATGGAAACATGGATGAACTCAAAATTGTCCCGTGGTAATACCTACGTGATGAAGGTGAAGAATAGTACCGGGGAAATTACAGAACTTCGGGTTCTTGATCCTGACAAGGTAATCCCGCTTGTTGCTGATGACGGTTCTGTATTTTACCAAATCAGCCCAGATCAAATCAGCGGACTTCCTGTTCAGGTAACAGTTCCTGCGCGTGAAATTATTCATGACAGATTTAACTGCCTTTTTCACCCTCTGATTGGTATCTCACCTATTTACGCGTGCGGAATGGCCGCTATGCAGGGTAAGCATATTCAGGAAAGTTCAGCCCACTTCTTTAAAAATGGTGGTAAGCCAAGCGGTATTATCACTGTGCCTGGCGCACTTAACGAAGAAAAGGCAAAAGAAATAAAAGCAGCCTGGGATGCAGGGTATACCGGAGAAAATGCAGGAAAAACAGGGTTGTTGACGGGGGGTGCTGACTATAAGGCGTTGACTATGTCGGCAGTCGATGCTGATACAGTTTCACAGCAGAAGCTTTCTGACCTGGCTATTTGTTCAGCATTTCATGTTCCGGCTTATAAGGCAGGGATTGGTGATATTCCCAGCTCAGACAATGTTGAAGCACTTGAACAACAATACTATTCACAGTGTCTTCAGGTGTTAATTGAATCCATTGAGGCGCTACTTAAGGAGACTTTCGATCTTGGGCAAAAAAAGCGCGTTGAGCTTGATATAGGTGCATTACTAAGAATGGATAGTGAGCGCCGCATGAAATCACTTGGTGAAGGGGTGAAGAATACAATTCTTACGCCAAACGAAGCACGCAAACGTGAGAATCTTCCTCCTGTTGCTGGTGGTGATGCGCTTTACCTGCAACAACAAAACTTTAGCCTTGACGCGCTTTCTCGACGTGATGCGCAGGATGATCCTTTTAGTAAAACGACTTCAGAACCTACAACTCCTGCTAAATCAGCCATTTCACTGGTTGAAAAAGCGTTCGTTAAAACTTCATTGAGAGGGATTATTAACAATGGATGAGCGCGAATTATCTATCATTCAGGCGATCGGTGAAGAGGTCAGGGATATCATCACCGCTATGAAGTCTCAACTTGAAAGAGAAGTGAAGAGTCTCGTTGCTAATGCCGTGAAGGCTGCCGTGGCCGAACTCCCAGCACCGGTAGTTCCTGAACTGCCAGACGTTCAGCAGTTGGTCGCCAATGCCGTGAAGGCTGCCGTGGCCGAACTCCCAGCTCCGGAAGTTCCTGAGCTGCCAGACGTTAAGCAGTTGGTCGACAATGCCGTGAAGTCTGTCGTGGACGAACTCCCAGCACCGGTAGTTCCTGAACTGCCAGACGTTAAGCAGTTGGTCGCCAATGCCGTGAAGGCTGCCGTGGCCGAACTCCCAGCTCCGGAAGTTCCTGAGCTGCCAGACGTTCAGCAGTTGGTCGACAATGCTGTAAAGGCTGCTGTGGCTGAGTTTCCTGAACCAGTTATTCCGAGCGATGGTCGAGATGCCCTGCAAATTGAACTAGAACCATGCATTGATGAAAATAAATCTTATCCGCGTGGAACATATGCAACCCACAAGGGTGGTATATGGCGAGCTCATGAGAAGACCCACGGGTTACGCGGCTGGGAATGCATTGTAGATGGTGTCGCTGGGGTAAACATCAAGCAAGATGAAGAGCGACTTTTCACTATCTCGCTTGAAAAGGCCAGTGGTCTTGTTGAAGAAAAAACCTTTGCTATCCCGGTCACCATTTATCGCGATGTGTTCAAGGCTGGTAAAGAGTATGAACCAGGCGACACCGTAACCTGGGCTGGTTCTTTGTGGCACTGTAATGAGAAAACTGTCGATAAGCCCGGGGAACCTGGCACAAAGGGCTGGACTCTTGCTGTCAAAAAGGGTCGTGACCTGAGGGATAAACCATGATCGAACTGGTAACCCTTGAAGAAGCAAAACTACATCTTCGCATTGACGATGACTATGGCGACTCTGATCTGGAGATAAAAATACAAGGCGGCAGCGCTGCCATATTATCTTTCATTCAGGGAAGTCGTGAACTCGTTGTTGATAACACCGGTATGCTGTTAGAGGGGGAGCCGCTTAAGCGCTGCCAGACTGCATTGCTTGTTTTACTTGGCTATCTGGACAGGAACCGAGGCGGTGAGGAAGAAGAAAAATTGAAGCAGGGTGAACTGCCTTATGCTGTCACGATGCTTATTTATGACCTTCGACGGACAACAATCATTTAAGGAGTTGATATGGCTTGTGCAGGGTGTGCCCGCCGCCGTGAATGGATAAAAAAGTGGATGATAAAAGCCTATGAACGAGCAACTCGCAACAGAACTCCTGGAAGCACTAAAAGCCCAGACAGCAGCTCAGACAAAACAAACTGATGCTATTAACCGTCTGGCCAACTCTAATGAGTCACTTTGCAAATTGATAATGCAAACGCTGGCCGAAGAAGTTGAAGAGGATAACCTCCCTCAGCAAACCTACCTGAGCCACAGAAAAGTGAGGTAAAGATGAACCTCGGGAAATTGAGACATAGGATCAGCATTGAGCGCCGAACAGGTGTGCAAAACCCTGCAACCGGCGCAATGTCTTACTCATGGCATAAAATCGCGGATGTTTATGCTGAAGTAACACCTGTTTCTGTCAAAGAGTTCATCACTTCTCAGGCCGCTAATGTCGAGTTAATTGCACGCGTTAAAATACGTTATCGGGAAGACATTCAGAATCAGGACAGGATTACTTTCCGAGGAAAAATTTACGCGGTAGAGGGTGTTCTTCCTGATCCTGAAAGTGGTCTTGAGTATCTTACCCTTCCATGCTCTGAGGGGGTAAAAGATGGCTGATGGCGTCGAAGTTAATATCGAAGGGCTAGATTCTCTCCTCGGTAAAATGTCGGCAATCAGCGAAGTTACTCAAAGTAAGGCTGGAAGACTAGCGCTTAGAAAAGCAGCAAATATCATCAGAGATAGGGCAAGGGGAAATGCGCAAAGGGTCGATGATCCATTAACACGAGAAGCAATTTACAAAAATATTGTCGCGAAATTTGATAACAGGAAATATCGGCTTACCGGAGATATAGGTTTCCGAATCGGTGTTTTAGGTGGTGCCAGGGCAAATCTAAAAGTCAGAGATCGGAGAAAATCTGACCGACGAAGAGCGAGGCTTGGACAAGCCTCATTAGAAAGTATGGGTGAAATATCAGGTTCTGGTAAAGGAAATCCTGGAGGAGCCACTTATTACTGGCGTTTTTTGGAGTTTGGTACAGAGCACGCACAAGCGCACCCGATATTAAGACCAGCTATGAATGGTGTAGATATGCAAGTTATCAACACATTTTCATCTGAATTTGAAAAAGCTATTGACAGAGCAATATCGCGTGCGCAGAAAAAAGGAATACCGCCATGATCCCACCAATATTTCCAGTTTGTGCAGCAAGTGAGTCTGTAACACTTCTTCTTGGTTCTGACCCGGTAAGGTTTTATCCATTCGGAATGCAAAATGACAACGTTATTTATCCTTACGCTGTATGGCAGAACATCGGTGGTGAACCAGAAAACTTTCTTAATGAGAGCCCTGATATTGACGGGTTTTCTCTACAGGTCGACATCTATGGCAACACAGATACAGAGGTGATTTCTGTAGCGATTGCGATCAGAGATGCAATTCAGACCAAAGCTAATATTACCCGCTGGGGAGGCCAGACGCGTGACCCCAATACCAACCGTTACCGATATTCGTTTGATGTCGACTGGTTTGTAAAACGATAACCAAACCCTTCCACTCACCGGCCTTGAGCCGGTTTTTTTATATCCGGAGATAACTATGTCAGTAGTAACTCAAGGCACACAGTTGTATGTGCTCGCGAACGGTGTCGTGAGCGAAATTGAATGTATTACTTCCTTCTCACCAGGTAGCAGTCCGGCTGATCAGATTGAAGATACCTGTCTCAGCGAAAAAAATACTCGCACCTATAAGAAAGGTCTTCGTACTCCAGGTCAGGCCACTGTAGGGCTCAACGCTGATCCTGAAAATGATAGCCATCTGCTGTTAAGCAACCTTGCTGAATCAAACGACCAGCAGAACTTAACTTTCGCTGTTGGTTGGGCAGACGGTGAATCACTTCCTACTGTCGCGACTGCTGGCGATCCAGATGCGGTTGATGGTTTGGTTCTTCCTGATGATCGAACCTGGTACGTTTTCCAGGGTTATGTGTCTGACTTCCCATTCGATTTCCAGGCGAACACCGTTGTGCAGACGTCAGCGACTATCCAGCGCTCTGGGCAAGGCGTATGGGTACCTAAAGCGCAGCCAACAAGCTAAGTAATTCTTTAACCTGAGCGGGGGAAACCCCGCCTTTTTACGGAACAATGAAATGAAACTGACGCTCGATACAGTAAAAAGTGCAGGAGCATTCACCGGACGTCCGGTAGAAAAAGAAATTGAGTGGACCGATAAGGATGGAAATAAACATACGGCCACAACTTATGTGCGCCCTATTGGATACCATTCTGCCAAGTTTGACATTCTTGCATTAAGTGGAAAATCGGACGGTGTTGCTGGTCGCATTGCATCTTCCATCTGTGACGAAAATGGTGAACCTATATTCACTCCTGATGATATTACAGGTCATGCTGATCCTGAACGCGGCGCTCTGGACGGAAGCCTGACAATTGCACTTCTCGTAGCAATTCAGGAAGTGAATTCTCTGGGAAAGGAGAGCTCAGCGCAGAAGACGAATTCTGGTGCGAATTAGTCCTTAATGGCATCGGTGGAAGAACCATTGCTGAAGCCCAGGAGTTATTGAGCATCAGGGAATATCAGATTTGGACAGCATACCGTTCTAAATTTGGCAGTCTTAACCCCATGATGCGTACTGAATGGGCTGCCGGTTTGGTTGCTTCTGTGCTGGCAAACGTCAACCGGGGAAAAGATACCCCACCTTTCAGCATTACCGACTTCACCCCCCACATCAACGCGCCCGCGATCACTCTCGAAGAGGCCATGAAGGAGTGGACATAAACTATGGCTGGGAAAAATCTCGGTACACTGACTATCGACCTGATTGCCAAAACGGGTGGATTTGTTTCAGGACTTAATCAGGCTGAACGTGCATCAGCAAAATGGAGTAAACAGGTCCAGGAAGATGCTGCAAAATCAGGAGCCGCACTTGCTGGTGTTGGTGCAGCAGCAGTAACAGCAGGTCTTGCTGTTGGTGCTGCTGGTTTCCAGTTGTTGAAATCTACTTCTAAACAAATCACTGAAACTGATCGGTGGGCAAAGTCGTTAAGAATCTCCACACAGGAGTTATTGGCCTGGCAGTTCGCCGCTGAAAAGGCTGGTGTATCTGGCGATCAGATGGCCGATATCTTCAAAGATATTGGCGACAAGATTGGTGATGCTGTTCTTAACAAATCCGGGGAAGCTGTCGATGCGCTGAATGCGCTCGGATTGTCTGCGGAAAAATTATCAAAGGTCAGTCCTGACAAACAGCTTCTGGCCATTGGTGAGTCTCTGGGAAAAATCGGCACTAATGCCGAAAAGACAACCATCCTTGAAAGTCTTGGTAATGACCTGTCAAAACTGCTGCCGCTGTTTGATAACAATAACGAAAAACTGAAGCAGTTTATTGATCTGGCAAAAGACTATGGGGTAGCGCCTGACCCATCTTCGATTGATGACCTGGTGAAGGTTAATCAGTTATTTGAAGACATGGAGGCTCAGGTTGCTGGCCTGAAGATGGAGATTGCGGCAGGCCTAGCGAAAGTTGACCTGACTCCGTTGCAGAACTCGCTTGATAAGCTCCATGATGTATTAACAGATCCTGTTGTGCTACAGGGAATTTCTGATCTGGTATCTGAAGTAGCCCAACTCGCTGGCTGGCTTGTTAAAGCGGCTGCTGGCGCTGGACAACTCGCGGCAAGCACTGGCAATAGATTTGCTGCCCTGAGCGGTAAGATTGACCTGAACAATATCGATCAGGTTAACGAGCGTATTGCTTACCTGCAAAAGAATCTTGAGGGAAGAAAGAGCATTTACTCTCAGGACAAATCCATGTTCTCCTGGTTCACCGGAGGAGATGACAGCGTTAAAGCGCTCAATGATGAACTGAACATTCTCATTGCTACCAAAAATAAACTATCTCAACCTCCAACAGGAACGCTTCCACTTGCTGCGGCTACCGTAGGAACAGAGAAACCATTTGCATTGCCAGCAGGCGGAACGAATGGAAAAGTCACGCCAGACGCAAATGCCAAAAAACTAGAGTCAGCATTCAAAGCACTGGAAACGAGTTATCAGCGCCAAATCGCTTTAATTGACGTTACCGGGAAAAAGAATCAGGAAGTCACTGAGGTTGAAAAACTCAGGTTCGACTTAACTACTGGCAAGCTGACGGGCATCAACGCCGCTCAGCAGGAGAGACTTCAGCAATTAGCTACTGAACTCGACAGGCTGAATGCTCTCAAAAAGGCCAACGAAGAAAACCTGAAGCTTGCAGAGTTTGCAGCTAACCTCAAAAAGCAAAACCAAAATGATAAGGCAGCAAATGATGCTGACTTCGTTGGTGCAGGAATGGGGGAAAAAACTCGCCAGCGTATGCAGGAGCTGCTCGATATTCAGAGTGGTTTTCTTGAGAAGCAGGCTGATCTCCAGAAACAATATCAAAGCGGAGACATAACAAAGTCTCTTTATGATAGTGAGACTCAGGCCCTTCAGGATGCCCTTAATGAGCGCCTACAAATCCAGGAAGATTATTACCAGAAGTCTGATGAAAAAATGGGGGACTGGCAAAGCGGCATATTCGATTCCCTGAATGACTATGCTGAAAAGTCATCAGACTATTATCAGATAGCTGCTGATGGTATGACCTCTATTCTTGATGGTGCAACATCCTCCATTGCCGATAACCTCCAGGACTTAATTACCGACGCTGAGGGGATAGGTGATTTCTTCAGTAATATTTTTGCAGACCTTGGCCAACTGGTTATCAAAACACTGACAGAAATGGCTGCTCAGTGGCTTGTATATCAGGGCGTTCAGTTGCTTGTTGGTAAAACTGCCCAGGCTTCTGCTGCCGGTACTCTTATTGGTAACGCTCAGGCTACTTCCTTCCAGGCTCAACTTGCCGCTTATGCGTCAACTGCCGCAATCCCTATTGTTGGACCGGCACTGGCTCCAGCATCAATGGCAGCCGCAGCTGCTATCACTGCACCACTTGTTGCAGGTGTTAGCGTATCCGCTCTTTCAGGTATGGCTCACGATGGTATTGATAGCGTTCCTGAAACCGGAACCTGGCTGCTACAGCAGGGTGAGCGAGTGACTACAGCAAAGACCAGTGCAAAACTGGATGCAACTCTTGACCGGGTTAATAAGCAAACGAGCGATGGGGGTGGAGGCACATATGCACCACAGATTTATGTTAATGGTGATCCAGATGCCAGAACTATCGAGATGCTTAAGCAGGCTGTCAGGGATGGTGCACAGCTTGGTTATAAGATGGTGAATGACGACCTGGCTACCGGGAAGGGGAAGACATCTAAATCTCTTGCTGGTGGCTGGGGAGTAAGGAGAAAGGCTGGATAATGGCAATCACAACCAATATCAACTATCCACATGATTATCTCCCGGTCCCTCTTCAGGAGGGATACGGATTAAAACCGGTTAGCCCTTTACTTCGAACCGCCATGACATCTGGCCGAGCCAGGCAGCGCCGCCGTTATATTTCCACTCCTACAATGGCGAGCGTTACCTGGACCCTGACTGATGTTGAGGCTCAAACGTTTGAGGCATGGTACCGCGATGCGATTACAGATGGAGCCTCATGGTTCAACATGAAACTTCGAACGCCTGGTGGTGAATCACCAAAGGTTTGCCGGTTCACAGATATCTACCAGGGGCCAAACATTATTGGTGGTAATTACTGGCAGTACACAGCAGAGCTTGAGCTGTATGATCGTCCTCTCTTGCCGCCGCCATGGGGTCAGTTCCCGGGGTTCATATCCGGGATGGATATTATTGATCTCGCACTTAACAGGGAGTGGCCAGAAGCATGACTGTTCTGAACAGGCTTTATGCCAGTAGTGGTAGTGAGGTGATCATTGATACCCTTCAGATAACCGTTGGTGGTGTTGATTACTGGTTAACTCGCGGGTGGGATGATATCACCGTAACCCTCGAAACTGGTGCGCAGGCAACGTTTGTTGGGTCAGCGATTGATATTGCATTGCCTTCCCGCAATGCAGATGGCACTCAGGACTTGAAGTTTGCTATCAGCAATATCGACGGTGTTGTATCGACTGCTATAAGGGATGCTCTTAATAATCTGAAGAACGCCAGCCTTACTTTTCGGCGTTATGTTTCAACAGATTTATCCGCGCCTGCTGCACCGCCGTATACCCTGGCAATTAAAAACGGGTCATGGACAGCTACCGAAGTTCAGATTACGGCAGGGTATATGAATATCCTTGATACTGCGTGGCCGCGATACCGTTACACCCTTCCTGATTTCCCTGGTCTTCGTTATCTGACGTAAGGACTATCAAATGTTTGATCCTGACAAATACCGTTCAGTCATCTGGCTGAAGGGCGGCCGCGCTTATCCTGAACTCGACTGCTTTGGGATAGTAAACGAAATTCGCCGGGACCTGGGCCTTACGTTATGGCCTGAGTTTGCTGGGGTGACGAAGGATGAAAACGGGCTCGACCGTGAAGCAAGAGGGCTAATGTCTGAGCTCGCGAAATGTGAGCCTGCCGCTGGTGCCGGTATCGCTTGTTACTCGGCCGGGATGGTAACTCACGTTGCGATTGTTGTTGATATTGGTGGTGTGCTTTATGCAGCAGAGTGCAATCCAAAATCAAACGTGACGTTTACTCTCTTATCCCGCTTTGAACGTCGATTTGTAAAGGTGGAGTATTACCAGTGACGATCAGAATCTACCCATCAAGATTACCCGGCGAGCCACTTGAAACGCACGAACACGGTGAAACCGTTCTGGCAACCTGGTTTTCACAGAACGTTGAAGGCTGGGAACTTGACAGGCAGCACCCTATTTCAGTTGAGGTAAACGGGGAACCTGTTCCGGTCAGCGAATGGGCCGCAGGGGTTATCACCGAAAAATGCAACGTATGCATCTACCCGGTTCCATATGGCACCGGCCTTGAAATTGTCGCCTGGGTTGCTGTAGGTGTGGCTGTAGCCAGCGCTGCTTACTCTATCTTCATGATGAACAACATGCAGGCTGGTGGTTATAGCCAGCCTGGTAATGGAGATCAGATTGACCTGAATCCGGCAAAGGCAAACAGTGCAAAACTTGGTGATCCTATCCGCGAGATTTTTGGAAAATACCGGGTTTGGCCAGATTATGTTGTTCAGCCTGTAAGCCGATTTTCAAATGAAAAAGATTTGATTACCAGTATGTTTCTGGCAATCAGCGTGGGTGATGTAACGCTTCCTGCGTCAGAAATGCGGATAGGGAACACTCCTTTCTCTGCTTTTGGTTCAGATGTCTCATATACAATTTATCCTCCTGGTGCAGATGTTTCGGGTGATGCCCGTTCTGAAAACTGGTTCAACTCTCCTGAAGTTGGCAATACGACATCTGGTACCGCAGGCCTTGATCTCGGTTCAAGTGGGCCAGATACAGTCAGCGTTGTGGCTGATGGATTGTTGCTAAACACCAATACAGTCACGCTGATTGGTTCGTCTTCCAGTGATGATGATACGGAAATCCCGCCAGCATGGACTACCGGGACGATCATTGATATTGAAGCGCCTGATACATACACCATTGATCTGAACAGTGGGTACAGTGTGATTTATGGCTCTGTTTCAGAGATGGCCCCGGTTGTTGGTATGGCCATGACGCTGGAGCTAAACAACGATATCTTCGATCTCTATGTAGCAGCCTATAGCGCCGCTGTTCCGGCCGTTCCTGGGGTAGGTGGGAGTACGGCAAGTATTGCTGCCAGTGCTTCACCAACCACCTATGATTTTACGAGCTCGCCCCAGACGTTCACTATCACGTGGGAATCTGTCACTTATACCGTGTCGTTGACAAGCAATTACGTCACGATGAGCGGCCTGTTAAATGCCATTACCAGCCAGATAAGTGTTTCAGGATTACGTGCCCGTGATAATTCTGGCAGAGTTGTGATCGACGAACAAAGCAGCCCGTATGCTGGCGGGTCCATTACTCACAGTGCTCTTCCATCCAGTGTGTTCGGTAGCGCGCCCATTGATACCGCAGGCGTAAAATCCACAGGGGGAACTGCTGCTGTTCCGGCTAATTTACGTCTTGCTTACGACTCAGCAACGGGGACAAAGTTTGCCGGGATTCCGGTAGGTTCCCAGCGCCTGACGCTTTACCCTACCGATTACAGTTACAAAATCACCGCCATTTCCGGGCTGACTATTACAGTTGGCCGCGTACTGGTAACGGTTGATTCATCAGGTAACACAATTACGACTGATGATCCCACCTGGCCTGGCTTTATTCAGCGTACGGTACTGGATGGTTCTGTCACGGGTATCAATGATGATTACGACTGGATAGGCCCTTTCCTTGCGTGCCCTGATGGTGAAACGACAAACCGAATTGAGGTTAACCTTAATTTTCAGAATGGCCTTTCACGTTATAACAGCAAAGGGAAGAAGCGTTCTGTCACGGTAGGTATCATTGTGCAGTATCGCATTCCAGGCGCATCAACCTGGACGAGTGCTGAACTTACTTACTCCCGGAATGTTGAAGACCAGATTGGATTCACTGAGGGCTTTAATGTCACTCCTGCACAGTATGAAATCAGGATGCGCAGGAAATCTCCGCCTGATGGTGGTTCAACACGCGATCAGTGTTACTGGCAGGCGCTAAGATCAAGGCTACTTAAACGCCCGACCCGGTACCGCGATATCACCACTATTGCGCTGAGCATAAGAACCGGCAACCGGCTTGGGGCTCAGTCCGACAGAAGGATTAATGTAACCCCTACACGTCAGTATGAAGAGGGGGAAGTACGCAGCATCAGCGCCGCCCTTTATCACGTTCTGAAATCTCTTGGCTATCAGGAAAACGAGATCGACAGGACTGCAATCGACACGCTAGAAACTACGTACTGGACACCTCGCGGCGAAACGTTTGACTTTGCCACCACTGATACTGTTTCAGCGCTGGACATGCTCAAGACAATCACAAATGCCGGGATGGGTTACTTTCTGCTTTCGGATGGTATGGCCTCAGCTGGAAGGGAAGGGGTTAAACCGTGGTCTGGGATGATAACGCCGCAGGAATCAACTTCAGAACTGACAACTTCATTTAAGGCCCCTAATGAAGATGATTATGACGGCGTTGATGTTACTTATATCAATCAACTGACCTGGGCTGAGGAAACAGTTCAATGCCGGTTGCCGGGTAATCCGACCCCGGTAAAAGTCGAGAGCTATACACTTGATGGTGTTCTTGACCAGGACAGGGCATATCGTATTGGTATGCGGCGTCTTCTTGGGTATCAGTTACAGCGTTTGTCACATGATACATCTACTGAGATGGATGCCCTGTGTTATCAGTTTATGGACAGGGTCATTTTTGCAGATGATATTCCTGGCAGTCTGACGTTGAGTTGCCTCATTGAAGACATGAGTTATGACAGTAGCAAGATAACACTGACTCTCAGTGAAGCTCCTGACTGGACATTCCCGAGCCCCCGCGTGGTGATCAGGGATCAGGATGGTAAGGCATCTGGTTTGCTCACGCCAACCAGAATCGATGATTATACGATTACAGTCCCTTATTCTTCTGAGTTGTCTCCTGAGAGCTGGATTATGGATGATCCTTCAGTCGAACCGCCGCACCTTTTGTTCTGCTCATCAACACGTGTTGGATATGATGCCCTGATAGCTGAAATATCACCCGGCAGCGATGGCACAAATGACGTAACGGCTATCCAGTACAACCCTGGTAAATATCAGTACGACGATGCGACTTACCCTGGTGATGTCGCCTAAACAATTCAACCCGCTTCGGCGGGTTTTTTTACGTCTGGAGTTTGCATGACCACTTACAACACGAATAATCCTCTCGGATCACAGGACCCGCGTGACCTTTACGACAATGCTCAAAACTTTGACCATCTTTCCGGTGACAGGGTAAATGAGACATGGGCAGACCGCTTTGGTGTCATGCGCCTAACCTGGTATGGAATGGAGGAGCGTTATAAGCAAGCGCTGGCAGCATTAGGCCTTAACCCAGTGGGGACGTTTCAGGGCGGTGCGCTGGTGGCATCTGCTGGTGACATCGTTCAGGATGAAACTGACGATACCTGGTACATTTGGGATGATCTGGCTACGCTTCCAAAAACAGTCCCGCCCAGCTCCACTCCTGGTTCTACTGGCGGAATTGGCAAAGGTAAGTGGCAGGTCATCGATGCAAATGACATCTTAAGAAAGGACCTGGCAAAAACAAGCGGGGCTGGTCTTTCTGGATATGATTCCAACCTTTCATATGCCCCAAACACGGTAGGTGCTGAGTTAAAGTCATTGGGAAATGATACTGAAGACCTGCTTTCTCAGAGACCTACAGTAGTTAAGTCACTTGCAACTGCGTTGAAAAAAATCAACGATGGTACTGCGATCACTATTGCGTGGTATGGCGACTCATTGACTTACGGAGTTGACACATCTGCTACAGGAACAAACCCTCCAGTAAATGGGGCCACTGAAACAAGAAGCGCTAAACCTCCTACAGATGCACTTCAGACAGCACTTGGATCTGCTGGAATTACTGCAACGGTTATTAACCGCGGATATCCTGGAGATACCTCTGTGCTCGGGTTTACTCGCTGGGCGTCAGCTGGAACTTCAGATGTTTCTATTATCATGTATGGCACTAATGATGCACTGCGTGGAAGCGCCCTGGTTCCAATCGACACATATCGATCGCAGATGTGTCAGTGGATTGAAAGGGAAATTTCTAAAGGTGCAGCAGTAATCTTGGTTGCGCCACCGAAGGTATCTGGCGTTGCTGACAACAAGAAGGTATCTCCGTATCGTGCACAGGTAAAATACCTCGCTGGTCTGTATGGAATACCATACATCGATGCCTCAGAGCAGTTATCTACGATAACCTCTATGTGGACTGATGGTGTCCACTTATCTACGTTCGCATATTTTGAGCTTGGATGGCATATTGCAGCATTGTTCTCGTCTCGTGAGGAAAAGGCCCGCAGTATTGCAGGCGGGGCATTCTTCTTGCCTCAAGACAATATCATGCCGACTACAAACGTTGCCCTACGCACAGAGGCATTATCCGTTGGTGGGTATCTATACCAATTGGGGGCAAATGCAACTCAAGATATTTCTTTTGGGGCATATTTTGAAGATGATGTGATCCCAGTAATTCACAGCTATAACGCCTCTCCGAATGCCGTAACGCTAAGAGCAAATTATGGTGGTGCTCCAGATTCTTCAAATCTGGCTGGTGTTCCATCTGTAGAACTTGTACACACTCCTTCCGATGGATTCCGTCAAAGGCTGTACCTTCCACGGGTAAATAAAGGGTATCGCCTGTTCAATATCTGGAATGTATCTGCTTCACAAGTTGGGTACATCGAAGCCATTGAATTTATCCCTGTCAAGGACTGCCTGGCAACGAACAATGGCTTATTGATGAAACTCAATAACCTTTCTGGTACCCATAAGCCTTCACGTTATTACAGTGCATTTTCATACTGGTGGGCAGTAGATCAAAGTCTGAAGCTGGTAAAAAACAGCTCATATGTTGCAAGGCTAACTCTCAGCGATGCTGATCACTGTGGGATTGCTATTGTCAATGGGATGCAAAACAATGCAGGGTTTTTCAATGGTAACTCTGTTTGTGCGTTTCGCATTGCTGCTGCGCTCGTTATTAGAGAGTACGTAAACGGGGTTGCTACTGATACAAGCACAGCATCAGTGTTCCCGGCAACTGGGGACTGGACAGGAGAAATTGAAATGTCTATCTCCGGAACAACGTTGACTGTCTATGTTGACGGAGTGCTGAAGGCCACGAAAACAGGATTAACCAATATCCAGGGCCATCCTGCATTAATGGCAAAACCAACACAGAAATTGATGTGTCACAGCGCCTGGATTACAGGGTACTCAAAAGCATTCTTCAACTAAAGATCGGCCATGGATGGCCGACTAAACCACCTCTGAGACAGTCTTAGCCATCTCAATAACGGCTTTCAATGAAGAAACTTCATTCTTGCCTGAAACCTCTTCGTGCTTGTTTCCGGCGGTGAAAATAAAGCCACCACCAGACTTTTTGATGTTAAGTCTTGATTGGTTTTTGACAAGATTATTATCCTTGTCAGTCGTCAGGAAGCAGAAGATAAAGTCACCTGTTTTCTGGTCGAATGATTTCACTTCCGAAACCATCAACTTATCGCCAAGACCAAGCCAGTCACCAAGATCATTCCCGTCCTCAAGCGCCTCCGCTTCAAAACCAGAAAATTCAAAATACGCTTTGCATAGCTGTGATGCCATGCGCTTTTCATCGCTTAAACCCAATAATTGTTTAATCATGCTTCTTTCCTCAAACTTAGAGCACATCATTATTGCGTAGTTTACCCTACCTTTGTACCATCGCACCCATAAAACTAAGACACATCTGATTGTGGGTAAAAAATGCGCAATAATGCTCTTGATGCGGCAAAAATAGTAGCATGTTTTTTTATTGTATTTGTCCACGTAGGTAGTTACTCGGAGATTGGTACTCCATGGGGGGAAACTCTCAGGGTAATGACCAGATGGGCAGTGCCATTCTTTTTTCTTGCTTCAGGATTCACTATCGGTAGTAGTGATGCTGGAGGGATACTGAAGAGGGTAAACAAACTTATATCTATATTATTTTATGGGTCTGTAATATATATTCCAATAATCTTTTACCAGACAGGTGATGACTACATAAAAACAATAAACAAAATATTGTCACCTGACACCTTTCATTATGGTTTATATGGACACCTTTGGTTTATTGGATCTTTAATTGCTGGGCTTGTTTTATTCTGGTACGCAAGGTCTAATCTATCACACAGACAATCATTATTGTTGTCTTGTTTCATTATTTTTATGTGTTGGTTCGGTGACGCAATAAAATCATTTGGTGTACAGGTTTGGTTTTTCTACCTTTTTAGGTATCTGATTGGATTTGCACTTGTTTATGTTGGTTGGAGTATTGGTGTTGGTAAAATATCTGTACCTAAAAACAACAGGGTTCTTAGCATGATATTCATCATGTGTCTGTTGATGATGGGGACTGAATACTTCGTATCGTTTTCTTACTTTGACGGAACTCACGGGGAGAGACAATTCCCATTAGCGTGCATACCTGCTGCATTAGTATTGCTGTTCATTTGTGTAAATTCAAAGGTAGAAAGAAGTTTTCTATCCAATGCTGGAGAGGCTTACTCTCTTGGTATATATATAATTCATCCGCTAGTGATATACGTTATTGGTAAGATTTCAGGGTTCTACAGAATTCATATATTTTCGTCAGAAATGCTAATATCAGGGTTTTCAATTTCACTGGTAATAATGATTTTAATTAACAAATATATTCCATATCCGTACAAGAAGTTAAATGGAATAGGTATAAAATAAATATATATAAATCAAATACAAGGCCTGCATTCGCAGGCTTTTTTTATGCAGCTTGATCATGGCGCCTTATCATATATACTGTATGCATATACAGTAATTATGAGGGTGTATTATGCCGCGCCAGTATGAGATACAGGCTGCATTCATTGAGGCCATACAACTAAATCCCAAGGGTTACCGTTACCTCAGCACTGACGGCTTCATCGAGAAGCTGCGGGAGAAGAGCTGGCACTTCAGCCAGGCTGATGCAAACAAGTGGATTGAGCGTTATCAGCCTGACTTCGCTGATAAGACAACTGACGACAGCGAAAACCGCTACTGGATCTTACGCAACATGGGGAGGGTATTCTGATGGGGTTTGTGTCGCCAGCTCAAGACTACGCTGAACAACGACTGACAATCGATTCTCTGTGTGGCATCGACGGAAACTGCCGGGTGATCGAAACATCATGTGGATGGGCCGTTATTAACGTAGCCATAAACGCGAGCAGTGGTGACACGCTGCTTGTAACAATGGATGGCAGGAACCAGTTTGTGAAGTTGCAAGGAGCAGCGCTGATAACTGAAGAGGGTGAAGCGATAGAGGGGGACTATCTTGATGATGTTAAGGTCCACGGCGTTCTGACGCACACACTGAACAGTGTAAAAAATGATGGTTGCCCAGCTATTTAA